AAGCTAATGGCAGGACTAACTGCTCTAGCCGGCGCCAGTGTTGCTGCACAACTAGCAGTGTCGAGTTTTGGTGGTATACTATCTGGTGCTCGCGGAGTGGGCACAGCACTGGCCGGGTTTGGCTCTTCGTTGGCCAACGGGAACACTGCATTCACTTCGCTAAATGGAGTGGTGGGGGCGTTAGGATCAGCTCTTGGAAAAATTCCTCTTATTGGCGGCGGGTTCGAAGCTGTTGCACAAGGCACTAGTTTCTTAATTACTCAAATTGAAAAAACCATTACTGACTTTAAGGATCTTTCAAAAGTTGGGGCACTGACTGCAAAGGGCATGACCGGAGTACAGGAACAGTTTCTTATGTCGGGTCAAACCATGGCCGGGTTTAAGAAAAATGTCATTGACTTTGCGCCTGCTCTTGCTCAATTCAAAGGGGATGTTGGTGCTGGCGCTAATGAATTTGCAAAGATATCAGGGGAGTTATTGAGTTCAGATTTAGGAAAGGAACTTAAACTTCTAACAGGTGATGTTGACCTAATTGGTGAAGGCATAGCTGACTTTGTAAAATTGCAGACGCAGTTGGGGTTAGCGCAGAAAAAAGATTACAAGCAACTGGCACAGGGTGCAGGAGAGTACGCGAAAAATATGGATTTGCTATCTAGACAGACCGGTCTGGCTAGAAAAGATTTACAATCGGCCAGGGACGCAGCGATGAATGAGTCTCGATACCGGGCAGCTATCGAGACAATGAGGGCCGGGTCCGAAGAAGACAACAGGAAGGCTGACATCCTAGATTCAGTCCAGCTGATAGTAGGTGCCACTAATAAAGAATTTTCGCAAGCTATTAGAGATGCTGCTGGGGGTTTCAATAATACCGAGGCTGTTAAAAAGTTTATAGTAGCCGGCGCTGATCCTAGCAGTGTTATAGAAGATATAAAATCAGGTGTAATTAAGACTTCCCAGGAGGCTGTGGACCGACTGAAAGAAATGGCCGTAGCTGCTGAAGGGTTTGTAAAACAACAGGCACCGGTCAGACCGACTGGCGACAGTAAACTCCCTGATTATGCACCGTTACTTGCATTTATTCGATCGAGTACTAAAGAGGCAGGGGCACAGGCAGCTGCGGCGCAGAAAGATCTTGCTAAAGGCACCGACGAGTTGACCAACAACGTTGTAGCAGCACAAGAAGCGTTGTTACAAGCCAGTCGAAATATTTCAAATTTTGGATTTGCGTTGATGCCAACAGCAACAGGCGCTATTGCCGAGTTTACTAAAGTACTTTCTGATTCAGTCACAAGAATTGCAAAAGAGCTTAATATCAATTTGCCAAAGATTGGAGGAAGCAATACTCCCTCTCCTGCTCCTACTCCGGCTGCGTCTGCAGCAGCAGCAGTAACTACTGCAAGCGGAAAAGCAAGAACAGCATGGAATGCCGAAGAGAATGCTGCTGAAAAAGAGAAAGTTGATAAAGCAACACTAGCTGCACTTAAAGCTGCCGGAGCCAGCGCGGCAGAAATAAAAACAGCCGAAGAAAGACTAGCCAAATCAACCAAGGAACGCGCTGACGCAGAAGTAATAGCCAGGAAAGCCGACGAGGACGCAGCTTCTGCTAGAAAAGAACAAGCCAAATACGAGAAACTAAGCACTGCTAGTTATATTAAAAACTATCTTCATAGTAGATGGATGGGCGAACAAACGGTCACCGACGAAAAAACTAAACTAAGTTTTACCATTGATGAAGTTAAACTAGCCGAAAAGGATCGTGACAACTATGAACGATTTATCAAGCGTAAAGATGAATTGTTAGACGCTGAGCTTGCAAATTTTAAAACAAAAAACAAAAGAAAAGCTAACAGCAAAGAAGAAAGCGACATCGAAGAACTGACTCGAAATCAAGCTCGGAAAGAGTTTTTACCGGCTGCTACAGCAGTTGGCGCAGCTAGGACAATCCGGCCGGTGATGCAGCCAGGCGATCTAGAAGCACCGACGAAGCCTAGCATCTATGCAGGTGCAGATGCGTGGGCCAAGTATCGTGCTGCAGATAAAAAATTCACAGAGGAATCTAAACAAAAAAGATCTGCACCCGCAACACCACAGACACCTGCTGCAACTGTACCCGCAACACCTAAGACAGCAGACTATACTCCGCCTGCAGCAGGTACTCAGACTTCACCTCGAGGAACACAACCACAAACACCAACAGCTTCGTTAACTGGTAAGTCACCACTTGCTGAACTTGTTGCTCGAGGAGAAAGCGACGGAGATTACAACGCAGCACGCTCTGGTGGCAGAAAGAAACAGTACAAAGCCGGAGAAAAGAAGTTAACAGAGATGACCATTGGCGAGGTGCAAGATGCCCAGTCCAAGGGAGAAATGGCTGCAGCCGGTCGATATGAAGTTATCCCAACAACCATGAAGCTGGCGGTTTCTTCTCTGGGCCTCAACTCAACTGACAAGTTTGACGAAGCCATGCAAGATCGTATTTTTAATGAATATCTAACCAATATCAAGCGTCCGGAAATTCAGTCATTCTTGTCTGGTAACCAGACCGCAGATATAGATGCCGCAGTGTTGTCACTAGCACAGGAATTTGCCAGTATCGGTGTTCCGGCAGCAATGAAACGACCAGCGAACCCTAATGAAGGAATTCCGGCTCGGGATCTTCAAGCAGGCGAGGGCTATTATTCGGGCGTTGGTAATAATCCAGCTGGCCCAGCGAGAGTCACCCCCGATCAAGCCCGTGCTGCATTGACACAAACACGTGATCAAATGAAGGCTTCTGTAGCAGGTCCAGAACAGAAGAAAATGGCTCAGGGTGGTGTCATAAATGGCCCAACTTCGGTGCTGGCAGGAGAGAACCCTGCCATGCCGCACGAAGCGTTTGTGCCGCTGCCCGACGGTAAGCGTATCCCGGTTAAACAAGACACAACTGTAGTAAAAGATGTACAAAACTTATCTGCTCAAGTATCTGGGCTGTCTAAACTACTTGCTGGAAAGATGATCACTCAGACAGGTGCTACCGACAACGATCAAGGTATGGGCATAAAAACCAGTACCATAATAACAAAATTGCTCAAGACAGCTTTCCCAGTACTGGGCCAGATTGAAAAAATTGGAGGCATAGGAAATACTGTAGCGGGTGTAGCCGACACTGATTCTAAAATGTCCGGGTTTGACAAGTTTTTGGAAGTGGCCAAGATGCTGTCGCCACAAATACGAGTACTTTCGGGCATATATGATACTGTAAAACCATTTTTACAATCGGATGATAACACTGCAACCTTGGCCAAGAGACAGATGCCGGTTGCACCTGATCTTAGTGCAGCGATGACTGATCTTGGAAATCTAGCCAGCACTAACACGCCAAACTTGGGAGAGATTGCGTCTCCCAGTATCGACCGGGCTGATGTGACTTCTAATAACATTGGTAAATTAATCGACGAGCTCAAAGAGCAAAATAAATCCAACATGAAGGATGCAATGAGTTCGGTTGCTGGCGAGTTAAAAGATGCATTCAAGGGCATGACACCGCAGTCACAGGATAACTCAGCTAGCCAAGAGCTTGTGGCAGCAGTGAACGAAATGGTGCGGACACAGCGTGATACCAATGCAATCAGCTCTCGGATACTACAAGTAAGCCAGAACTAACAATAAATATAGTGTCAAGCAAGGTGGCCCGATTGTACACGGGCAAAGGATCAACATAATGGCTGAACAAGAACGCGGTAAAAGTGGTGGGTGGAAAAAATACTTCAAGGTCGCCAACAACAATGGGCAACTGAGCCCACTGTCGGGCAGGGACTCTGAAGGCTTTCCGGGATACGGGCGCCAAGACGGACGTGATCCCATGCGCGGCCACGCAGATGTTGTTTACAGAAACTACGCCAGCCGGTTGCCCGAAGTTTACACAGGCCACCCCAACCGTGTTGAACGTTACAATCAATACGAGAACATGGATTCGGACTCAGAGATCAACGCCTGCTTGGACATTCTTGCTGAGTTTTCTACACAAAGTGACACTGACTCTGAAGTACCATTCCAGGTCAAGTACAATGACAAGCCCACAGATCATGAAGTTGAGATCATCAGGAAACAGCTACAGCAGTGGGTCAAGCTGAACAAGTTTGACCAGCGTATCTTCCGTATCTTCCGTAACACCATCAAGTATGGCGATCAAGTGTTTATCCGTGACCCGGAAACATTTGAGCTGTACTGGGTAGACATGACCAAGGTTGCTCGAGTGATTGTGAATGAAAGCGAAGGCAAACGGCCCGAGCAGTACATCATTCGTGACATTAATCCCAACTTTCAGAACTTGTCTGTGGCGGTTAAAACAACCAATGACTTCCAGCACAATCCAGCCAGCTCGGGGTACACTGCACCGTACAACTACAGTGCACCTAACTCTGCTGCAGGCGGGTCTGGCGGCAATAGATTCTCCGCTGCCATGAACGAAGCAGTAATCGATGCCAAGCACATTGTGCACCTGAGCCTGAGTGAGGGCCTGGACTATTACTGGCCTTTCAGCATGAGTGTGCTAGAGACCATATTCCGTGTGTTCAAGCAAAAAGAACTGCTAGAAGATGCTGTGCTGATCTATCGTGTTGCCCGTGCTCCGGAACGCAGAGTATTCAAGATTGACGTTGGTAACATGCCTAGCCACATGGCAATGGCGTTTGTTGAACGGGTCAAGAACGAGATTCACCAGCGTCGAATCCCCAGTCACACTGGCGGCGGTGCAAACATCATGGACAGCAGCTACAACCCGCTGTCTATCAATGAGGATTACTTCTTCCCCCAGACAGCAGACGGACGTGGCAGTTCAGTTGACACCTTGGCAGGCGGCAGTAACCTGGGCGAAATCGATGACTTGAAGTACTTTAACAACAAGATGTGTCGTGGCCTGCGTGTGCCGTCCAGCTACTTGCCAACAGGCCCAGATGACAGCGACCGTCCCATGAACGACGGGCGAGTCGGCACAGCACTGATTCAAGAATACCGTTTCAACCAGTACTGCGAACGCTTGCAGCGACTGGTTGTGCAAAAGCTAGATGACGAGTTCAAGATGTTCCTGCGCTGGCGCGGGTTTAACATTGATGCTGGCTTGTTCCATATTACTTTTTGCCCTCCGCAGAATTTTGCCAGCTACAGAGAAGCCGAGCTTGACACAACCCGTGTCGGCACATACACTACACTGGAACAGATTCCTTACTTGAGCAAACGTTTCTTACTCAAACGCTACCTGGGCCTTACTGAAGAAGAAATTGTCGACAACGAAACCCTGTGGCACGAAGAGCGCAGCAAACCTGACGCTCCTGGAGCAACCGGTAGCGACTTGCGCACAGTTGGTGTTACGCCAGCTGACATGGAGTCGGATATCGGAACCGGTGAGGAAATGGCCGGTATGGGCGAGCCGGGTGTTGAGACACCCACTGGCGCCCCTGGTGCAGTTGGCAGTCAACCAGGTGCGGCGGTATCCCCGGCAGGCGCAGCTCCAGCATAAATAAAGTATGAATCTGAACGAAGTTTTTGATCGCCAGCCCGAAGCTTACCAAGACGTAGCGCAGGACAATAGCCAGCCCCGTCTTGGCGACCTACGCAAGACCAAGCTGACGCTGCGCCAGATCAACAAACTTCGCAGACTGAATGATGTTCGAACTTATGAGTTTAAAGAAAAACTCAAAAGAGTTCAACTTCAGTACGCACCGCCTGCTGAACCTCTAGTTTAGCCCTTTTCTTCAATTTTCATGCCATAAACCACCCATAAAATCACCTACGGCTTAAATATCTTACAGAGCCATTACTTTGGAGGGGTTATGAACAAATTTGAACAACTTATTGAGTACGTCATTAATGATGACGAAGCCAAGGCGCGTGAGCTGTTCCACAATATTGTGGTCGAGAAGAGCCGTGCAATTTACGAAGAAATGATGGAAGACGACACTGTCGAAGAAGGATTCGGGGGCGATGCTTCTGATGATCTCATTGGCGACGTTGAAGTCGAAGAAGAGGGACTAAGCGAAGAAGGCGACGACATGGGCGGCGACGACATGGGCGACATGGGCGGCGACGACATGGGCGACATGGGCGGCGACGACATGGGCGACGAATCGCAAGGTGAAGAAGATCTTGAAGACCGCGTTGTTGATCTTGAAGACAAGCTTGATGAACTCATGGCTGAATTTGAATCCCTGATGGGTGACGAAGGCGGCGAAGACATGGACGTCGACGGTGAATTTGGCGACGAAGGCGACGGCGAAGTTGACATGGATGCTGATCTTGATCAGGCCGAACATGACGACGAAGCTGCTGATGATGTGGACATGATGGAAAACGTCACACTCAAAGCAGTGCCCAAGCCTACACATGGCGATGCAGGCGCAAATAGCAAATCTCCTGTGGCTGCCAACAGCGGTGCAAAAGGTGCGTTAGCCAAGCCAGTTTCAACTGGTGGTGACGGCGGCAATGGTCGTCCTGCTCCTACAGCTAAAGAAGCTATTGGTCGGGTTGGCAACACCCCGGCACAAAGCACACAGAACCCGACACCAGCTACCAAGCCGCACTTGGCCCAAGCAACTGGCGTTAACAACAAGTCGCCCCTGGCGAGTCGTTAAGGATATCGGGTAATGGCTCTTTTACTCAGAGAAAACCTTACCTTCGATGCTGCACAGATTATTGTGGAAGGCACCGAGGGCAAGGATCTCTATATGAAGGGCATCTGCATCCAAGGTGGTGTAAAAAACGCCAACGAGCGAGTTTACCCTGTGAATGAAATTGAACGTGCAGTGACAACACTGAACGAACAAATCACTTCTGGATACTCGGTACTCGGAGAAGTAGATCATCCCGATGATTTAAAAGTAAACCTAGATCGTGTAAGCCATATGATCACCAGCATGTGGATGGATGGCCCAAACGGTTTTGGCAAGTTAAAGATTTTACCCACACCAATGGGTCAGCTGGTTAAAACCATGTTGGAATCAGGTGTGAAATTAGGAGTTTCTAGTCGTGGAAGTGGAAACGTCGACGACAGAACAGGACATGTCAGTGACTTTGAAATTGTTACTGTAGATGTGGTTGCTCAGCCCAGTGCGCCAAATGCGTATCCCAAGGCCATTTATGAAAGTTTGATGAACATGAAGCATGGTCATCGACTGCATGGATTGGCCAAAGAAGCTGTGGCTGACAACAAAGTGCAGAGATATTTGAAGAGCGAGATTGTTAAGCTTATCAAAGATCTCAAAATCTAGGAGATATAGATGCTAGACGCAATCAAACCATTACTAGATAGCGGCCTTATCAACGAAGAAGTTGGTCAAGAACTCAACGAAGCTTGGGAACTGAAACTGACTGAAGCACGTGAACAGGTACGTGGTGAACTCCGCGAAGAGTTCGCACAACGCTATGAGCATGACAAAAAAGTGATGGTGGAAGCTCTAGATCGCATGGTAACAGAAGGTCTGCAGAACGAGATCTCGGCAGTGCAAGCTGAAAAGCGCGCCCTAGCCGAGGATCGTGTCAATTTCCAGAGCAAGATCAAAGAGTCAGCAACGAAGTTTAACGACTTCATGGTGACCAAACTTGCTGAAGAAATTGGTGAACTGCGCAAAGATCGTCGCATGCACAATGAAGGTATCCAAAAGTTGGAACGTTTCATTGTGCGTGCTCTTGCTGAAGAAATTCAAGAATTTGCTCAAGACAAGCGTGATGTGGTGGAAACAAAAGTCCGCCTGGTACGTGAAGCTCGTGAGAAACTTGAA